CGTCCGTTGCTTCGTAAGGAGATTTTATGGACAGTAAGGTAAAACAGACATTGGCAGGTCGCTTGGTTCAAGAGCGTGATCCGCGTTCACAATACACGGATAAACAAGCTATGGGCGAAGAACCTGAATTGTCTGGTATGTCTGAAGGGCATATACAAGCCGCGCATGAAATAGCTTCGGCTATGGAAGGTAGTGACCATGTAGGGTTGGCTACAGCATTGCGTGCGTTTGTCGGTCTAAGCAGATCTAAGGAGTAGCAGATGAAAAAAGACGCTAAAGCACCAATAGCAGCGCTTATAGTAGCACATATGAAAGCCAAGGATCACGGCGAACACGATGCAGAAGAAGAAGCTGGAGAAGACGAATCTCCTGAAGATGAGCCTAGCGAAGGTCAACTTCAAGCAGCGCAGGAGATGATGGATGCTTTTGAAAAAGGCGACCACCATGAATTTGCTGAAGCCCTTCATGCCTTCATCCAGATGTGCAAATAAGAGCTCGGATTGAATCTTTTAATGGGGGGAGTAGCTTAATACGTTGCTTCCCCTGTTATTTTTAAAAGGTACTAAATATGGCTAGGGCTTATACAGTCGCTCAAATTATAACACGCGCTCGTCGTAAAGCTGATATGGAGAACTCTGAGTTTATTGGCGACGAAGAAGCGTTGGATCTATTTAACGAATCATATACAGAACTGTACGACTTACTTGTCAGTTCTTTTGAAGAATATTATGTAAAAGATAACGTATTTGTTAACCTGATAGCAGGCCAAAGCACATACGATCTTCCGGCAGACTTCTATAAAGGCGTTGGTGTCGACTACCAACTTAATGTCACAGGGACAGGCTATTTAACCCTTAAACCCTTTACGGAAGCGGAACGGAACGGATTAACGGGCGTCATGGCTACTATTCAAGCCGGCACTGTTAAATTACGATATATCCCAGCTCCAAAGATTTACACGGACTTATCTGAAGAAGTAGACGGTATATCTGGCTGGGAAACCCTTATGGTAACTTCTATGGCCATAAGTATGCGAATTAAAGAAGAGTCCTCTACTAACGACTTAGAACTCCAGTATGCTAAATTGATGAAGCGTATTGAAGTGTTAAAGCAAAACCGTGATACGGGTATGCCAGCACGTATTAATGATATTTACAAGATCGACGTATACCAACAATTTGCTACCTTGCGTTATCAGTATACTGGTAGTAGTATTAAGTTCTTGAGTACTGAAATTATTAGTCCAGTATTTATTGGGATGTACTAGTGCAAGCTTTTAAGACAATTAATAGCAAAAATTGGGAATTATCTCAGATTCAAGGTAATACGGGTACTATACTCGACATCCTTACTCAGATACCTTTTTTAGATGGTGTAATGCTTAAAAGCCAAGTTATTGATACGACTGATACAGTACTTAACCATGGACTCGGACGCGCCCCCTTAGGCTTTGTAATTATGGGGAAAAATGGACTAGGCGATATATATCAAACAGCATCAAGCCAATTTAGCTTAACTTTGAAATCATCCGTGCAAGTCACGGCTAACGTGTGGGTATACTAATGACGACACCAAATATGTTACTGACCGTACCAACAGTTCAAGTAACCATCGGACCGACATGGGCGCAAGAAATTAATGATTCGTTGGATTTGATCGATTCACATGATCATTCCTCAGGTAAGGGTGTTCAAGTCCCTACTGCCGGTATCAATATCAATGCTGATTTAACTATGAGTGGATTTAATTTAACAACCGCTCGTACTGTAGCCTTTGATGATCAAGCGTCTACTCCTTCAAATCCTTCAGACATCCGAATTATCTACAGTAAAAACGGTGAGTTGGCTTACCGTGATGCCATTGGGCAAGAAGTTATCATCACCAACAATGGCGCACTTGGAAACCTTGCAGGAGCGATTACTGGATTAGTTCCTCCGGCATCGGCAGTATACTCGTCTGTACTTAAAACATTACTATTCTATCAAGATGTAAATAAGTTTGCTAAATTGTCGATTTCTGATATTCAATTGTACGAATTCAATAATGCCTCAGCTAATGCAATTACGATCAAATCTCCAGCGGCTATTGCAGCACCTTACACTATTACAATGCTTCCGGCTCTTCCTGGATCGACTCAAGCACTTACAATAGATTCTACAGGTCAATTAGGTACTATATCTACTGGCGGATCTAACTATGTAGAAAGTGCCGGAGCTAGTACAGGGTATTCGTCTACTATTAGTTACATCTTTGACCCGGCTATGCAAGTTACAATCGTATCTACGGGTAAGCCTGTAATGTTTGGACTGAAAGCTGACCCACAAGGTACTACCCTTAGTTATGCGGATGTGCAAGGTACTAGCAACACATTTGGAATTGAATTTTTATTTCAAAAAGACGGCATAGATTACTCGTCATCTCAACAATTTTTACAAGCTCCTAATGCTATTAACCTTTTGGCTAAAATGTCGTATAGTTCGTTTATAACATTTGATCCGTCTCCTTCAATTGGAAGTCATACGTACTCCTTAGGGATTAAATTGGTTTCAGCGTCTTCATCTAACTTTTGGCGATATCGTTTCTTTGCCGTAGAGTTGTAAAATGGCTTTGCAAAAACAAGTAGTACCAATAGCATTTGCGGGCGGTGTCGATACCAAAACCGCATCACAATTAGTAATTCCAGGTAAATTCCTGTTATTAAATAACTGTGTTAGACTAAAAGGCGATAAGGTTTCCAAGCGATTTGGATTTCAATCTCTATCGACAAGTACTATTGCCCCATATCAATCGGCTACATCTACCGGTCCAGTATCGGTATCTGGTGTACAATCAGGTACGGCATTAGCTCGGTTTAAAAATGAACTGCTAATGTTAGACTCTGCAAATTTTCAACTATTCTCATATTCTCGTGGATCTAACCAATGGATATCACGGCAAAGTTCTAGTACTTACGGTACTATGGGATTGTTAGTTACTGGACATGTTGAAACTACACCATTAGTACGAAATTCCCATATTCAAGCTATGCCAGATATGTGCACAAGCGGGACTTCTACATTGGTTGTATGGGAAGACTCTCGCGGTGGTTGCGGCTATTCAATTTTTGATAATACTACAAATGAATTAATTGTATCAGATCAAGCATTTACATCTACCGGTAGCCGGCCTAAGTGTTTAGTATTAGGTCAAAACTTCTTCATACTTTATTATGATTCTGGCAATTTAAAATTACGTACAATTGCTTTAAATCAACTTACAGTTATTAGCAGTGAAACCACGTTAATTAGCGGTACTATGGCGGATAAGCCATGGGATTGCGAAATTATGAATACGTATGCAATGATTGCCATTAATACGCTTTCAAATCAAATTGAATTGACTTACTTAACATATACGGGCGAATTGGGTAACCCAGTTACCAATAATTTACCTTTTCCAACATTTATACCTTTCCCTGCAGATAACTCATTAGCTTTAAATGTGGATGCCGTTAACCAACGAGTATTTATAGTCTATATAGATAATGGTGATTCAAATTTACGAGTCACTGCGGCCGATGCAGGCTTTATAAATGTTAATACATCAACTATTACAAATGTAGGCAATGTAGCCAACATTACAATATTCCCTCCTCTTGATACTACTTCTACTAGTAGTTTGCGGTTTGAGTATGAAATTAACAATACAATTGCTAGCGGTGCAAAACGGAATGTAATTCTTTTAGGTGAAGTTCAGTGGACTGGCACAGGATCGCCTACTAGTTCATTAGCTGGCTCCTCGTCTAGCAAACAAGGTACTGGTCTTGTAGTCAAAGGCATTAATGCTGGTGACCATAGCTTTACCGTTGGGGCATTTGAATCTAATCTACAATCCACATATTTTGTGTATGGTCCTGGATTCCATAACGACGGCGACTCTACGACAATTTGCGCCAGAATTGCTCCAGGTGTTGGAAACGGTTATACAAAAGATTCAACCAATACACGTAAAAGTGGATTACCTAAAGCCAATATCTTGTCTGATGGGTCTATCATATTCCCAGTCCAGATTAAAAATGATTTTCAAGCTATCGATGGTGTAGTCACCTCTACAAACATTGGCCTTGAAATTGTTAAATTTACGTTCCCTATACCTTACTACTCTACTGATACTCTTGGGGAAAACGCGCATATTGCAGGTAGTATCTTGTTACACTATGATGGTGTGAATTTAGTTGAAGACAATTTCCATGTGTTTCCAGAAGATATTCGTGTAGATCTTACAGCCCCCGGTGCAGGTGGGACATTTCCATCTGTAGGTGCTTATAGCTACCAAATCACGTACGAATGGACGGATACCAAAGGTCAAGTACATAGATCGGCACCATCTGTATTATTTACAGCAAATGTTACTGATGTAACTCAAGCCGTCAATTTAGATATACCAACAATTCGCACGTATACTAATGCTAACCGAGATGTACAAATTGTTATATACCGGTCGGCGCCAAACTTATCAGCTGTATTGTACAAATTAACCAGTGTTGCCAATGATTTAACTGTCGGTGAAGTTACATACTCTGATACTAATGCAGCAGGGGCAAATTTAACCAGTAAAGCGCTGTTATATACTACCGGCGGCGTATTGGAAAACATCGCAGCTCCGGCTAGTAAAATTGTTCATAAGCATTTGAATAGACTCTTTTTATCAGGTCTTGAAGATGGGACTTTAATACAGTATTCCAGAGAATGGGTACCACAAGAGCCAGTACAATTTAATGACACTCTGACTATTCGTGTAGATGAACTTGGCGGAGTTATAACAACTTTAGGTACTTTGGACGATAAGTTGGTAATCTTTAAACGAGATCGCATGTTTGTAGTTACAGGCCAAGGCCCTACAGATAATGGGCAACAAAACGACTATACGACGCCTCAATTGATTTCTGGTGATGTAGGTACGGTAGAGCCCTTGTCCGTTGTTATTACCCCGATGGGATTGTTATTTAAGTCTTTAAAGGGTATTTACTTACTCGACCGTAGTCTATCTACCAAATACATTGGCGCCCCTGTAGAAGCTTATAATGACTTGTCCATATCTGCGGTAAATGTACTCACAGACCATAATGAAGTCCGGTTTACGACTTCTGACGGGTCTTGCCTTGTTTATAACTACTTCTTTGATCAATGGTCTACTTTTTCCAACTATGAAGCTGTATCTTCAATTATAGATTACGACGGATCTTTTTTGCATTTAAAGACTAATGGGATCGTAAATAAAGAGATTCCAGGTCAATATAACGACAATGGATCTCGGTATTCTATGGATATAGAGACTTCGTGGTTTTCTCTCAATAATATTGAGGGGTTCCAGCGCATCTACCGTATATCGGTATTAGGTGACTTTTTATCCAATCATTACACGCAGATGGATATTGCATATAACTTCCAAGACGTATATAATCAGACTGTGTACTTTAACACGTTGACCGGCCTTCAATCGTCAACTTATGGTACGGGTGTATACGGCACTGAAAGTCCTTATGGTACTTTAAGTAATCAAGTGTTTCAGTTC